AAAATAATATAAATATGGAACTGTCAGTTTACTTTTATCCTTGCTTTCGATGATATATGTTCTCTGATAGGCATCAAACTTTCCATTATAGTATTTTACATTTAAATCACCATTTCCAGCCACCAAAACACATTCACAATCATAGCTATATGAATCTATTTTCAAGGGCTCAACTGCACAAGTAAAAAAAGGATATATTCCATTTTCTGATGAAGCATTGGCGTCCAGCTTACCTGTTTTTATACTTGTTAGTGAACCAAGTTCTGTTTTCATATATCCATCTACAAACACAAATCTGTTTGCTTTTCCTTTCCTGAAATTATAATCATAGCATACACAAAAAAGCGGTAAATGTAAAACCATCTACCGCTTTTTCGTAAAATATTTGGCGGAAAGAGAGGGATTCGAACCCAATTTTATTTTTAAAAAATCGGCTATAATACGCTTGTTTTAATATTGCGTGTCATATTTCGTGTCATAAAAAAAATAGCCACTGGAGCAATTTAACGCTCCAGTGGCTATTTCACTTTTTCAGATTTTTTACGTCCATTTCGTTGATTTCGCCGTAATCATGCCAGCATTCCGCAGCGACCAACATCAACATATCAATGATAGCATCCTTTTTACCTTTTATCTTCTGCCCGTCTTGCATCCAGATGACATTGCGTTTGCGGTCAAATTCTACGGCGTTTTTGGCGTTTACCAGATAATTCCTGTTCAGCCGTGCGAATTGCCAGAACTGCGGCTCAGCTTTTAAAGCGGTCAGATTGGTATTATATACGCTGTAAATCGTCCCGTCACGCATATGCAAATAGATTTGCCGGTGATGGGATACAAGGTACAGGATATCGACCACAGCAACGTCAACCGCTCCGGAAACTGTCTGGAATCGGTAATGCTGCCGTTTCGCTGCACACTTTTTAATCAGGATTGCAGCCTGCTCCTGCATCTCTCTGCTTTCGTACATCTTGTACAGATAGGCATCTATTCGTGCACCAACCGCAATATTACCGTATGTGTTGTAAAACGACAAAAAAGCGATGGTTGCCATAGGATTGATGGCACGCACTGCGTGTACCAGCTTATCCCCTCTTGTGTCCGGCAATTCGATGTCAATCACGTAGATGTCATAGTCCTGCTTTGTCACGCACGCCAGAAAGCCTTCTGCGGTGTCTTTGACAGTTATGGTACAAGTTATGCCGTAGCGGTCACAAATCGCTCTGAACGCTGCCTGTGCCCTCTCAGTCGCTACTGGCAAATCGTCCACAAAAATGATGTTTAACATGATTTATCGCCCTTTGATTAGGGTACGACAAACCGTGAAAAATAAACACGATTATTTTATGTACGTTTTTCCATTTCACAGGCAAAAAGATGCGTTCGTCAGATAAAAGGGCGATTTGGTCAGATAACCTTTGATTTTGGCGTGGGGGTGTGATATGGTGGTTG